TTGTCGAGGGATTAGTCGGGATTTATTTTCGCGGTCCATCCGTCGGCGAACCGATACCGATACGGGTTGTCTGGCGTGCCTGCCCCGAACCGCACCGGGGGCTTTGCAATCGAAGGCTGGAGCCGTGTCTTGCACCGACAACTTGGATGCGCTGGCGGGTTGCCTGATCCACCTGACCAGAAGAACTCACCCGACACCGGAACGGTCGTGCCGCCGAGCGGTGTGCAGATCGGACAGACGTCGAACGGACCGGTGACCCATTCTTTCTTGGAGTCAGGCGAAGCAACGCCGGATGCGATCATGGCGTCGTGCTGAGCTTGTATCCCGGCGTTCTGAGCAACAGCGATTTCTGTCCGGGCGATCATGCGGGCGCGTGACCGGCGGAGCTTGTTGCCGTGTCGTTGCATCTGCCGATCGGCGATTTCCAAGACACGCTCAGGGCTGGCCCCGTTGCGAGCGGCTCGATACCCGGCGGCGTTGCCGGATCGTTCCACTGCGAGCGACCACCCAGAGTTGAGACCGCGAGTGTGGACCGCGGTGCGAGAGGCAAGGTCAGCGCCCGTTGGCGTGGGTCCGATTTCATCGAGAGCGGTGAAGATCGTCGACGCAGTCTGAGCCGGAGTGAGACCCGTCACCGTCCGCCCGGTGCTGAACTGTTGCGTGACTCGGAACGAGTTCTGGATCAGCACGTCAATCGAATCGACGGTCGACCGAGACAGGTCAGTCAGGATGCGTTGCGATTGCATCCGAGCATGAATGCGACCGGGCGCGTTCTGGTCGGTGACGTCGAACGACGACAAACCTGGCTCCCACAAAACTTCGTCGAGCGCTTTGCGGAGTTCGCTTTTCGACCGGAGCCGCACCCTGGAGCCGAGTTGTCGCAGACGGCGGTTGACGTCCTTGCGTTGCTGAGCGGCGTCGTCTGCTTCGCCAACTTGGAACCCAGCGAACAATGGACGCTCGATTATCGTTGGGTCGTCTTCGATGAGTTCCGCGATGCGACGGGTGAGCGATGTGGCACGGACCCGACCGTAGATGTAATCGACGACGAGCGACTCGGGGATGGCGTCGGCGATGCGGTTGATAGCGGTCGCCAGTGTGCGTTCTGACCCGTAGAGCTTCGCCGAGTCTGTTGGTCGGAACTCTGGGCGGTGGTTGTCCAAGCGTTGTTTCTGAAGTAGCTCGACCCGGACCGGAGGCATTAGCTGACCTCCGCTTCCTCCTCAGTCGGCAAACCGCCGATCTCCCGCAGGTAATCGTCGAGGTTGTCGTCTGGCATGAGCGCCCCGGCAGTAGCAAGGCGAGAAACGTAGTTCGAGATCGTGTCGAGGTCCGGGGCGCGCGGCGCGGTGTATGCAATCTTCGGACACAGGACCGGGTCGATGCCGTTGATCCGAATGAGCCGCGGCACGGCGTAGCTGTTCAGCGCGTCCGCGATGTTGGCGAGGTACGCCGATATTGAATCCTGGAACAGTTCAATCTTCGACACCGACAGAGCTTGCGCGCCGATGCGATCGTGACCGACCAACAAGAAGTCGGCGAGCATCGTCATCGCGATGCGGGTGTCGTACCGGCCGATGATCTGGTTCGTGTCGAACTGTCGCCGTCCGCCGGTCGACATGAGCTTGATGTCATAGGCGAGGTTGCCGGTTTCGGGATCGTAGGCCAGCGGGAACACGAGGCCTTCTTGTTCATCCCGGCGAATGTTTCGAACTATTTCTTTGATCGCCGTGAGCGCTTGAGTTTCAGCGGACGTGGCCGAGTCCGACAGAAGCTGCGGTGGCACTAATGCCACGGGCATACCGGCTAGGTCACGTTCGATGCCGATCGCTTCGATCTCGGTTATGCGCTTCTGGTAGTACCACGACACATATGCCGATCGGAGGATCGACCGGCCCTGCGGGTTGTTCATTCGGGTCGTGGTGCGGAACAGCAGCGACTTCTCGATCGGGATGAAGACGTTCGTGCCTGCGGTGGGGTCCTGCTGGATCGCGCCCTCGATGCCGCCATGCGAGTCGAGTCGCCACTCGGTGATCGTGTCTTGCGCTCGGACCGGGAGCTTCCGCCAACCGATGCGACCGTCGTCGAACATGGACGAGGTGCCGTCGCTCTGTTGGCCGCTGCGGCGCTTGTACACGATTTCGTGGAGCGAGTAGCCGTACACCAGGAACCCGAGCACGGACGACACAAAGTCTTCCCACGAGGTGCTCATGTCTGACATGCATGAGGCGACGAACTCGGCCTCGTCGATCGCAGCTTGGTTGTCAGAGTCAGCGGGCTGAACGGTCCACTCGACCGAACGGAACAGCATCTCGATGCTGGCGAGCGTTGCACCGATGACCGGATGGTTCTCGGCCATTTCTCGGTAGACCGCCATGCCGGACCGGCCCTGCAACTGACGCAGGAAGTCTTCGGTGATCTGACCGGCGTTTACGGACAGCCCGGCAGAGCCGACTTCTGCGAAGTCAGTCGACGTAGCCTTCTGCTTCTTGACCGGCGTGGTCCGGTTCCCCGTCTTGTTCTGCGCCACGATGGCAGCTTACTCGTTGCCCGAGGACAGGGACAGGTCTGCTTCGACTCGGCGCGCTTTACCGCCGATTGAATACCCGCGCAGCTTGCCTTCTTTGACAAGATTCCAAGCCCACGACTCCCAGACGACACCCATGAACGGAGTCTCGGCCGGGAACTCAACTTTGCGTACGTCCTCCCCGGGCAAAGCGAGCGATGTTTGTATTGGCATCGGCCACGTCAGGATCTCGACCATTTCGCCGGCGGCTTTTTCTGAGTGCTGGAGAAAGATGGTGCGGTCGCCGGAGCGAACCCAATCCCAGATTGCTTTCTGGAGCGTGTCGCTGTCGATGAACTCGCCGTGGCCGTCAACCCGTCCAGGGACGTAGACCGGGCCGAGCGTGTAGCGGTCTTCGGCTTTGGCGAACGGAACGACAGCGTGAAGCGCTGCGAGCTTCTCGGTTGCGTCACCAGTGGTGTACGGCGGCGCGAACCCGAGCGCCTCAAGCCGATCCTCAATGACGCTGCGAGCGAGGTCGAGCATGTCGTCGCCGGTTGCCTTCTGTGTGAGTTGGTGAGCAGCGATCAACTGCTTTGGCGTCAGTCCGTCGAGTGAACGGGAGAACGACTCGATCTGGGCCAACCGTTCTTCTGCACCGGACATTGTGTCGAAGCAGCCGAACTTCCGACCACGGCCCTCTGAGTAGACGCAGAACTTTCCGTCCTCCTCGACAATCTCCTTACGGAACTCGTAGTCAGGGCCGTACGCCTTGTCCTCGTCGTCATAGCCGTAGCGTTTCATCTCGTCATCTTTGCCGACCTCGGCCATCGCTCGCTGGTGGGCTTCGCCGAACGTCAACCCGAGGGCCATCAGCTCCCGCATGAGTCGCATGTGGCGGGGACTGTGGTGGTCGGAGTGCTCCAGCAGTTTTGCTTCAATCTCTGGGGAGAACTCGGGGACCATGCCCATCACACTCGGGCCTTGTGGGGATTGCATCATGTTCTTCCTCGTCGAGAGCGGATGACCTTTCGGGAGCAAGTCGGTGTCGAACTTGCCTGACTTGAATCGCCCAGTGCGGACGGCCCGAAGAAAGCCGTTGACTCGGGCGTAAGCCCACTGGTCAGACGACGTCACACCGGGCCGGACCGACTGCGGGTTTGTGTTGTACGCACCGACGCCGCGCTCGAATACCCGGGTAAGCATTCCGAGCGTCACCCGCTTGGAAGCGGTACCGCCGTGCTTCTCGTTGTGCTCGTCAACTTTGTTCTGCAAACCCGTACGAACAGAAGCGCTGACCGCTTTCTTTACATTTCGGTCCAGCCATGACCGTGCCCAGTTCCGCGCCTTCATTCTGTCTTTGCCGAGGTCGCCACCCCACAGGAGCCAGGAGACTTGTGCTGGCGTCGGCCGATCAGACTCACCACGCAAGTAGGCGCGAGCTTTGTCCGTGTCGAGGTTCTTCTCGTGGCGCGTGAAGAACGCATTCATGCGAGCGATCTTCGGCGCAGTAACAGAACCGCTTGCCATCTGTCGCGCTTCACGAATCGTTCGAGCTTCGAGACCGCTGCCCTTGAACTGCAACAGGCTGAGACCCCGGCGGGCATTCGCAGACATGTAAGACGGGACGGAGACCACCGCCCAATCGTAGTCGACCAAAACGACGACCGCCCCAGCCATGATGACCGGGGCGGCGCGTTAGGACTTCGGATGACTTAGAGGCCTCGGAGATCCATTTCGTCGAGAGCAACCTTGGTCACTCGCCGAACCTGGCCCTGGAACTTTGCGTCTTGCGTATCCCAGTCGTCTGCCAGCATGAGGCGCACACCGTGGTTGGCGACCATGCCGAGGTCTTCGTCGTCAGCGCGTGTCTCCCAGCCGCTCATGATGCTTCCGCCAAGTGAGCCTGAAGCATGAGGTGCATCTGCCGTTCTTCGTTGCATTCGTGGCAGTGCTCCGGGTCGTCGGGGAAGTCGAACCAGCTAGAGCCGACGCTGACAGGGTTTGAGAAGTGCCCGCAGGTGAGCAGGACCCGGCAGGTCTGCGATTCACCGGTAGAGGGCTGAACTTCGATGGTGTCTTGAATGGTGGTGGGGTTGGTTGCCATGCATCTATTCAATCAAAGCCCGAAGAGGTTGTCAAGAGATTTCTTGAACGATTTCTAAACGCTCCACGGCGAGCGCCGGGTTTCCTGGAACGGCACCACCGCACTAGGGCGCTTGGAGGACCGGTCCATTTCTGCGATGCCCCACACCAAAGCGTCGATGCGGTCCGGTGACCCTTTGCGGTCGTACGGAGTCCAAGTAACCATTTGGTCCTCGAGCTTTTGGAACATGCCGACGTGATGCACGCGCCCCTGTTCATACAACGCTGCGACCGGTTCGGCTCGTAGCCGTTTCGAGACCGAGGCGTTGACCTTGCGAACGTTGACCGTCGGGTCGAGGTTGTGGATCATGTCGCGCCAGGCGTCGCCGCCCTGATTGCCCTCGACCAGAATGCAGTCAGCGTTCCAGTCGTGATACTCGGCGATAGCTCGTCGTGTCCACCCATCTGGCGTTGCTTTGATTGAAGCGTCAGACAGCACCCAGAAGTTGCGTGTCTGGTCGCCGCCCACCGTAACGATGCCAGTCTCGTCTGACCGGTCCGTTGACGTCGTGGCCGGATCGACCGCCACATAAATCGTCGCTAGATCCTTCGGCGGTTCCGTGACTCGGTTTGCTTCGATCGTTGCGAGATCCCAAAGCGCACCCTCGACGTCGAGCAGCAACTCGCCGTGCAGTTCCTGACGCCCGATGCGTGTGCCGTCATAGTCCCGGATCAGTTCGTCGAGCGCGACCCCGGACAGGTTCGGTGCGTTGTCCATTGTTGAACCACGCGTGACTACGAGTGTCTTGTCGCCGTCCGCTTCACGCTTGAGCAGGCGCGTCAAATGCTGGACCGGCTTCGGCGTGGTCGTGATGACGATACGAGGGTTCGCTGTTTCACGGAGACAGAACCACATGTTGTCGACGACGTCCTGCGCTGTCTTTTCCGGCCATGACGAAAACTCATCAAACCAAGCGCCGTCGAATGCGTAGCCGCGCAGGTTGTCTGGAGTCTCGGCAGTGAACGCTGAGTAGAGCGTGCCGTTCTTGAGTCGAAGCGACGTTCCACCCGAGGAGCGTGAGTAGCCGTCTTTAGCGATTTCGTCCTCGGGGATCACGGACAGCAATCCGGCTGGTCCCTCGAAGCAGATCGAGCGAACCTCACGGTCGTTCTTTGCGATGACGGCAACGTGACTGCGCTTAGCCCGTCCCCATTTCTTGATGGTCTCTGCGCCGGTGCGGGTCTTACCGAATCCTCGACCGGTAACCATTGCCCACGTTCTGTAGTCCAGTGGCTCTTGTTGCGAAGACCGGGCGTGGTGGTGAAGCCAACCTTCATGCGGCAACCCGTCACACTTGGGGTCGTCACACTCCCAGCGTCGACTAAGACTGTTTAGGCGGTGCTGTAACGCTCTGGCTTCAAGGAGTAGTTGTGCCGGAGAACTCATCGGCAACAACCTCGCTTAGCTCGGTGTAGAGGCTCCTGAGACGGTCGAGCGTTTCTTCTGGCGACAGGTCTTCGACGTATGGCCCGCTTGAGTGCGTGACGTTGACGTTGGTCGGGTTGCCCAGCACCGCTTGCTCGATTCGGCACGCCACCTCGAACAGTCGTGAAGCTTCGTTGGTCGTCAGCTTTGAGAAGTCTGTAGCGCCGAGCCAGTCGACCAGCTTGCCTTGCATCGTCGCAGCGAGGCGCGCTTGACGTTGAGCCATCTTGCGTCGCTCGGTGTGCAGTCCCTGAAGCCAGAGGCGATCCTCTTCTGCTTCCCACAAAGCGACTCGACGGACCCACTGATGTTTCTTCGACCATTTCTCCATGAGCGTGGTCGATTTACCCAACTCTTGCCCAACCTTTGCCAGTGACCGGTTAGCTCCGAAGTCGCGGTAGT